CATACGGCAAGGTTGACCCTGCAGTAATCTCTGAACACACAGAGACCTATGCTTGTACGGTAGATCAGATGATTATGGGTATTGACTCCATTCGCCAGACTGACCTTAACCGCCGCCAGGGGCCTCGTACTGCGGACCCTCGCCAGCAGAGAACTAAGGTTATGGCAGCACAGGCAAACATCCACCAGGATTCGGATTTCTCCAAGTCCTTTATGAAGCAGGGAGTATGGGCGAATGAAGGACAGGGCAAGGATGATACAGCTGTTTCCGGAAATGAATTTATCAAGTTCAGCAACGGCAACAGCGATCCTATTGCATTCTTCGATGCAAAGAAAACCGCCATGAGGCAGGCAACCGGTCGTACTCCTAACAGATTAGGACTCGGCATCAACGTATTTAATGCGTTGAAGGTACACCCTGCGATCCTCGAAAGAGTGAAGTTTGGCGGTACAACCGCAAATCCTGCAAATGTTACCGAGAACGTGCTTGCACAGCTCTTCGGAGTTGACAGAATTGTTATTGATCAGACCGTGCAGAACAAAGCCGGTTTAGGCCAGGCTGCAAATATGCAGTTCATCGGCGATCCTAACTCATTCCTGTTAGCGTATGCAACAGATACACCTTCCATCGAGGAGCCTTCTGCAGGTTACATCTTCACTTGGGACATGTTAGAGAACGGCATCTTACTTCCGGTACTCAACTACCAGGGTGAGGCCGGAACACATTCTGAGTTTGTCGAGGGTCTTATGGCTTACGACATGAAGAAAACTGCAGATGATCTTGCGTTCTTCGGTTACGACGCAGTGTAAGGAGGTTTCGCCATGAGATTAATTGCAAAGAAGCCTTGCAGTTATGGCGGCAAAAAATTCTTCATCGGGGATGAAATCCCAGCAGAACTCGTGGTAAACATCGAGAGAGAAGAAAAGCTCGGCGTAATCTCAGCCGCAAATGACGAAGCAGGGGTACCGGAACAGTCCGGTGCCCTTTATTCGCAGGAGCAGGTAGATAAGATGATCGCCGATGCAGTCGCCAATGCAGACAAAGGCTTTACACAGGAGCAGGTAGATGAAATGATCCAGTCCGCAGTCGCAGAGCTTAAACCGTTCGACTCCGACAATGCCGGTTTTACCGTGACAGTCAAGGGCGAGGGCGGCAATGTGACGGCGGTTTCCTGCAGTGCAGAGGATGTTCAGTCAGTTGTCGATGTACTGCAGATGAATGCAGAGGACGGTGCAAAGGCAGTAGCCAGTGTGAAGTCCGATAGCGTTCTGATTCTGCTTCACGCCTTAGACACACGTGCTACGGTCAAAAAAGCGGCTCAGAAACAGCACGACACCTTATTCTCCGCCGAAGGCAATTCAAACGAATCCGCAGGCGGTAACGCAACCACAGACAGCAATACGGAGGGAGCTGATACCTAATGTCAAAAGGTGCATACACATATGAGCCGGGAAACATCACAGAATTTGGCAAAGATCGTATGAGGTTTGAGCTTGGAGACACGATGGTAGAGGGCCTGGCAGATACGACGGCATTGACCGACGAGGAGATACAAGCAGCAATCGACGCATACCCGAAAAAGTGGAAGCGAGCAAAGCTGATGCTCCTTGAAAGTCTGTGCCGCCGCTTTGCGTATGAGGTCAACACAAAGACCGGTCCTCTCAGCCTGGATATGAACGGCAGGGCGAAACTTTGGAAAGAAGATTACGACAAGCTGAAAAAAGAGGTCCAGGCAGAATCAGTGTCAGTGCCGCGGTTTGGAAATGGGGTAGATGGTCCGCCTTACTTCCATACCGGAATGCACGAAAACGAGAGGGTGTGGAACGGATGATAAATGCGAGATTTATGTATTTAAGGCCGGGAAACCTATTCAAGGATTTTGTTGTCGAGTCAAATACGCAGGTTGTAACAGCGAGCGGAAGGGTAGCAAACGCACCAAAGGGAGACGGCTCAAAGATCATCAGAGGATGTCTTGCTGAGTCCACGAAGGAACAGAAGGAATCTCATTCAACGAGAGACCGTGTTTGCACCCATACGATTGTGCAGGCAGGCAGTCCGGAGGCAAAGAAGTCCGATAAACTCATACTCGGAAATCGCACGTTTTACATTATCGACCTGGATGAGGTGGGTAGCTTGGGTATATCCACAATCTACTACGCCGAGGAAAGGAAGGATGTCAAGTGAAGCTGTGGAACGATGGAAAAGCAGGGAGTGCAGGAAGTGCCATAAGGGCAACAGTCAAAGGACAGGTAGCCAAAATCAACCGACAAGTCGTAGCCAGGGGCGTTAGGGCAGTGAATGCCATGAGGAACGCAGAGCTGGAAGTGCTAAAAGGTCAGAGAAGTGGGCGAACATATCGCAAACCGCACAGCAAAGCGACCTACACAGCTTCGGCACCAGGAGAACCACCGGCAAGACGTACAGGAAATCTCCGTATGCACTGGAATGGCCAGGTAAAGAGTGAAGGCAGTACCGCTGGTGGCGGAGTCCAAATCATTGCAGAGCTGGAAAGCCAAGAGAAGTATGCTGGCTACCTTAAAAACGGAACGAAGAAAATGACAGCAAGACCATTCGTAGACAAGATCAAGGAGAAGGCAACCCCGGAAATTGAGAAAATTTACAAGGAGCCGTATGGCTAAGGAGGCATGATATATGGCACTGGTAGTAGAACAGCCGATAGCAACCTTCGATTTGAGCGAGATTGCTAGGGGCGATTTGGTCTATGGCAAGCATCGCACATGGCCGGAAGGTAAAGCCGGATTTGTAACATCAGCCACCGAGAAGGAGCTGATCGTCCAGTATCATCCGGGTATCGGCAATGTAACTAATCACTTTCGGATTCCCATTGATGAAGCGGTAGACGCTCAGTGGGAAATCCGATATTCACACGATATGTCGGAGGTCAAGACCTACGGCATCGAAAAGCAGGACACTGAGGAAGGGGCGACAGAGTGAAGCTGGAAGAACTGATTCAGAAAAGGTTCGTCAGTACGGCAGCACTCGCAGAGAGGCTTACAACCTACAACGGTGTGCCTGCTGTTTTTAGTCCGGAAGCACCGGGCGACGAACAGGATGGGTGGGGCGGTGAAACGCAGTACCCTATGGTAACTTACAACTACGACCTGCAGGCAAACGAAGAACGAAACAGTGCCGGTAGTCTTTCGGTATCGATATTCTGTCAGAACACAACAGATGTATTCCCGGAGGACATAGCGCCTATCGTGAAGGAATGCCTGCGTGATGTGATCCTTCTTCCGGAAGGCGGTACGCCGTACTGCTTTACCTGGGCGAGAACGGATGCGTTCACTATGGGCGAGGATGCAGGAAAAGCCGGTGTTGTAATCGGCTGTGAAGTCAGATTTGACATCCTGGAATATCCGTCTATGGAAACGTCCGATCCGGACCCAGTAATGGCGGTTGATAAGTATATCAAGGAGTTGTACCCGGAATGCCTGGTTATGGGATATGACCGGATGGAGGAGATAACCGAAGCCTCAGCGGATCAGCCGGTGGTTTACTGCAGACTGATTTCATCTGAGAAGCAGGAAGAAACGAATACAGTAGCCTGGATGGACGGCAGGATTGCCGTCCATGTTTTATGTCCGGAAAACACAGTTAGATTGAAGATGGCCGCAGATATTGCCAACCACCTGTCATTCGACGGAGAGGTAATCATGCTGGACTATTCGCCTATGTTCATCAAGAGACTGCAGGTGAATTACAAATCTGACTACTTGAAGGAAGGCCAGGTATTCATCACAGGTCATTATGGATTGCTTAGGTACAAGGCTAAGCCTCATGTACTTGTGGCAGCTCATGGAAATTACAGTTAAGGAGGTAAAGCATGGCTAAGGAAACAGCAACTCCGGCACCTGCTGAAACAAAGGCAGAAAAGAAGCCGGAGAAAAAGGCCCCTGCAGAGTCCGTTTATACAGTAAGCGAGCTTGCAGGCAATGCAAGAAGCGTATTCGGCACAATGCAGGAATGTGTTGTAGCTGCTCTGAAAACTGACGGCAAAGCCGAGTACACAGTATCAGAGGCAAAGGAAATTGTAAGCAAGTTCTTACAGAAGGAGGTTAAGTAGAAATGGCAGGAACATTCATTTTAGGCGAAACTAAGGTGCGTCCTGGTACCTATTTCAACATTCAGAAGAAAGGCGGAAATGCCACCGCTGGTGTTATGAATGGTGTTACAGCAGTAATCTTCCGTGCAGATTTTGGCCCTCTCAACGAGGCAATCGAATTATCTGCAGAGGATGGCTACGAAGGAACATTCGGTACCGCACTTACTACGGACGCAATGAAGGAAGCAATCGCCGGTGGCGCAAAGACGATCATCGCCTGCAGAGTCGGTAACGGCGGTACTCAGGGTAGTATCAAGTTGCAGGACAGCGAAAGCACAGATGCAGTAAGCATCACAGCTAAATATCCAGGAGCAAAGGATTTTGTAGTAACAGTCCGTGAAAAGCTCTCAGACAGCACTCTCAAAGAGTGCATTTTTTATGCCGGCACAACAGAGTTTGAGAAGGTGGAATTTACCGCCGGAACAGACGAAGCTAATGCCCTTGTGGATGCACTGGCATCTTCCAAGAATTTCAAGGCAGAGGTTATCAAGTCCGGCACCGTAACATTACAGAACGTGTCTCAGTCCCAGTTTACAAAGGGAACTGATCCGCAGGTAACGAATGGGGACTACTCCAATGCGTTTAAGCAGGTAGAGGCGTATGAGTTTAACACAATCTGCGTCGATACCGAGGACACTTCGGTACATCTGCTTCTGCAGAGTTTCATCAATCGTATTTTTGATGCGGCATCTCTTACACAGGCGGTCGTTGCTGAGAAGCATACGGTAGACCTGGAAACAAGGGAAGCACACGCCGCTTCATTCAATGACGAGAAGATGCACTACGTTCTCAATGCCCATGTGAATGAGCAGGGTACGGAGATCGACGGTTATCAGACAGCAGCACGTCTTGCCGGTATGATCGGCGCAGTAGCAGCCAACTCTTCGCTCACTCATACAGTAATCAGCGGCTTCTCCGAGATTAAGGAAAAGCTGACAAATACTGAAATGATCGCTGCAGAGAAGAAAGGCTGCCTGGTACTCAGCTACAACAAGGCTAAGCAGGTGTGGATTGATAACGCAATCAATACCCTCATTACGCCGAAGGACAACCAGGACGATGGTTGGAAAAAGATTCGCCGTGTTAAGACTCGTTTCGAGCTTATCAGACGTATCAACACCACTTCTGACAACCTGGTAGGCAAGGTAGACAACGACACCAACGGTCGAGCAACTGTAATTTCTCAGTTGCAGGGCGTAGGCGATGCAATGAAAGAAGAGAGTAAGCTCACTGCTTGCAAGGTAACTGAAAGCACCGCTTACACTGCTGATGGAGACAGCGCATGGTTTGACATCGATGTAATCGACAAGGATTCTATGGAGCATATCTACCTCAGCTTCATCTTCCGTTTCAGCACAAACGAATAGAAGGAGGTAAGAAGTAATGAGAAATGAAAGAGCAGCAGCCGATTCAAGGCATGCACGCACTGGCAAGGATGGAGCATTTTATAGTGAGGACGGCGTTTTACTTGCTACGGTTGACACATTCACGTCCAACGTAAACTGGAACAATGCAAAGTATAGCGTACTTGGAGATGCACAGGAACACGAGACAGCCAATACATTTGCTGTCAGCCTCACTATGTCTCAGATCGTAGTGGAGGACGATGAGTTTATCCAGGCGCTTATGGAATCATTAGAAACACAGAATATGCCACACTGGAACTTCCAGGGCTCACTTCTCGGCCGCAATGGTTCCGAGGAACGTGTGGTTTACAAGGAGTGTATTCCTTCCGGACAGGTAGACATTCAGAATGTCACTGTCGGCGATGTTATCAAGAGAAACTGGAACTTCTTTGTCAACAGACCGCCTAAGTTACAGTCATTACTCGGCGTAGACAGATAAGAGGTACCACATAAGAAACCAGTAGGGGAGCCGGAGCGGTTCCCCTTTATTTAATCAAAAAGAATTGGAGGACATTCAAATGGCTAAAGAATTTGTAAAAGGCGTAACAGTAGGCGAGGCAACAGCTGAGGAGAATACTCAGCCCGCAGTAAGCACAGTGGAGACAAACGAAGAGGAAACAAAGCAGGTAATCAGAGCGAATGAGGAGGACTTCATCGCAGGTCTGATTGCGGCTGCAGATTTCGCTTCCGATGAAGAGGAAACACAGAGGATTGAGATTGTCAGAAACGGCAAGCTCGCTTTTGCATTCTATATCAGACCTCTCGGCTCAGAGGAGTACGACAAGTGCCGTAAGAAATTTACAAAGTATGTTCGTAATAAGCAGCTTGGTATCAAGATGCCGGAGGACACAGACCGTATCAAGTACCAGTCAGCAATCATCCACAAGGCGACTATCGCAGAGGATAGAGAGAAGTTATGGGACAACAAGAAGGTATGGCAGGCGCTTGAAAGCAAAGGATTTCAGATTATGTCCGGCCTGGATGTAATCGAGTACACACTTAAAGCTGGCGAGAAAGACCGCATTATTGATGCGATCGACACCCTCAGCGGCTACGAGAGCAACATTGAGGAAGTAGCAAAAAACTAATTGAAGCGGGGGGCAAGATGTGCTTGCTGCATCACATATTCCAAAAGACAGGAATAACCCCCGATGAATTTTACGAGAAACCGAAAGGCGTGCAGGCGTTCATGCTTGCGTCTATGCGGATAACCCTAGAATCACAGAAAGGAGGTAATGACGGTGGCGGAAACACTTAGAATCGAAATTCCTATTGAGACGGTCGATAATACCGATCCGGGAGTCTCCAATGCTACGAAGAAATTCGAGAAGATGGAACGAGCGGCCAATAGTGCGAATAGTTCAGCCAAGAAAGCGAGCGACACAGTTTCCAAGTTTGACAAGCAAGCTCAAAAAACCGAAAAGAGCCTGGCAAGCTGGGCGAAAGAAAAGTACGAAGTCCTGCTTGAAGCGAAGGAACGGATCAGTCCGGTACTCTCTACGCTGGGTAATGGGTTAAGGGGTTTTGCAGGGAAAACATGGAGCGTTACAATGCGAGCGATTGACCTCATAACCTCCCCGGTTCGAGGGATCATAAACCTGTTGAAGAATCCGATCTTCCAAGTCGGAGCGGTCCTGGGAGTCAGTATCGGTCTGAAAGACACGATAGAGACATACAAGGACTTCGAGGCCGCAATGTCACAGGTCCAGGCTATAAGCGGAGCCACCAGCACAGAGCTTGTCAAACTGACGAATAAGGCGAAGGAAATGGGTGCAACCACGAAATTCACAGCCGAAGAGTCAGCACAGGCGTTTAACTACATGGCAATGGCTGGATGGAAAACCGACGATATGCTGAACGGTATCGAAGGCATTCTCAGCTTGGCGGCAGCTTCCGGAGAAGATTTGGCAACGACATCCGATATTGTTACGGATGCGCTTACGGCGTTCAATATGAAAGCCGGTGATGCCGGACACTTCTCAGATGTATTGGCAGCGGCTGCATCAAATGCAAACACGACAGTCTCCGGAATGGGCGAGACTTTCAAATATGCAGGTTCTATGGCAGGGTCGCTCAGTTACTCCATAGAAGATGTTGCCCTTATGACAGGCTTAATGGCAAATACCGGAATTAAGGGAACGATGGCCGGTACGGCACTCAACTCAATATTCACGAGATTATCGACGAACACCAATGGAGCGGCTGATGCTATGAAAGACTTAGGCATCAGCTTTTTTGATTCCAACGGACAGGCCAGGGATTTATCTGATGTGATGGGTGAGTTAAGGACGGCTACGGCAGGTATGACGGCAGAGCAGAAGTCAAACCTGGCAAATACAATCGCAGGAACACAGGCACAGAAAGGTTTGCTTGCTATCTTGAACGCCTCGGAAGAGGACTACAATAAGTTGGCAGATGCCATCAACAATGCAGACGGAGCAGCAGCGAATATGTCTGAAACGATGATGGATAACCTGCAGGGTTCTATCACATTGCTGCAGAGTGCAGTAGACGGAGTGAAAATCTCATTTGGCGAGAGGTTATCTCCATACGTGAGAAGCCTGGCAGATTGGCTTACCGATCAGATGCCAGCGGTTGAATCCGGTCTTGATGAAATGATGGACTGGGTAGATACAAAGGTGGACCGCATGAAGAAGAAATTCCATGACTTAACAGAGTCAGAAGAATGGAAAAACGCAGATTTCCTCGGCAAGGTGAAACTGAGCTGGGATGAATTTATTGCTGATCCGTTCAAGGAGTGGTGGGACACCAAAGGAAAGGCAAAATTTGCTGATTTCGCCGGAGACATCGGAAAAGGCATCGGTAGCGGAATTAAGATCGGCGTTATGACAATGCTCGGTATTGACATCTCGGAAACATTCGACGAGGGAACCAGCATCGGAGCGTCGTTCACTAAAGGATTCTCAGAGGGATTTGATTTCGATGCCGTGTCTGCGAAGTTGATGGATGGACTCGGTAATTTAGTATCAAATGCGGGCAAACTGCTTCCGGGCGGTAAGTCTGCAGATTTGTCGTCTGTATTCTCAGCGGTATTGCTCGGTAAGATTGCCAGTCCGTTTATTAGTCTTGGCAAGGGAGCAATCAGCCTGGGGAAAGCAGGAAAGACGGTATTAGGTTCGGGAACCGGAGAGATGGGACTTGGGACAGCGATGCTTGGTTCGTCCGCAATGGGTACCGGACTTCTCGGAAAGTCAGCAATGCTGGCAATCAACCTCGGAGCAGGAAACCTGGCCGGGGGAGCATCACTAAGCGCAGGAGCTTTATCTGCAGTCGGAATGGGTGCAGGAGCAGGAGCGATTGCCGGTGGTGCAACACTCGTAAGTAGTGCAATGGATTTGTATAAATCTATCAAGTCCGATAATAAGGACGAGAAAGCCGCTTACGGCGGTTCAGCCGCTTGGAAAGCAGGCGGTGTAGCAGCTGGTGCGGCGGCCGGTGCAGCACTTGGTTCTGTAATTCCTGGTCTTGGTACAGCGGTCGGTGCTTTAATCGGTGCCGGTGTCGGAGGTATCGCAGGATGGATCAAGGGCAACAAGGTCAAAGAAGAGTACCAGGATAATGTTGAAGAAATGCAGAAGGAAGCTGAGAAAGCTCAGAAGATTTTCCAGGCAACCGGTTTGTCAATCGAAGATGTACGATTTCAGAATAAGGCTCTGCAGGATGCTATGAACGATAGCGAGGTTTCTGCGGAGCAGTTTTCAGCCATGTTCCAGGAAGAGTGCGAAAATGTGGCAAAGAATGCTTTTGGAAAGATTAAGTTATCCCTGGAAGAGGTCAAGAGTATTGCGAGTGATATTACATTCGGTGATATGACGGACGGACTGAACACCTTCACAACTGCAACCAGCGACACACAGCAGGCACTTAGCGACCTGCAATCATCAGTATCAACCTTGAAAAAGGAGAACTGGAAAGTCAGCTTAGGAATGAAACTGGACGAACTGCAGAAGGACGATTACAAGAGCGCAATCGAAAACTTCATCAGTGATAGTCAGTCCTATATTGACAACAACCATTACGAGGCTACAGTCGCTTTGAAGCTGCTTACTGGAACCGACGCAGATACTAGCGGTCTCGACAGCTACTATGGCAGCATGAAGAAACAGCTGGACGATTTGGGAAAAGAACTCAGCGGAAAAGTGGATATTGCCTTAGAAGATAGTGTTATCAGTCTTGACGAGTCTGCAGAAATTCAGAGCTTGCAGGATCAGATTTCTGCTATCACAGGAAAGATTTCGCAGGCCAGGACGGATGCGGAATTTGACACATTGAAGATTAAGTATTCCGGCGCAGAGTTGGATATGGATAGTTTCAATGCTTTGCAGGAAGAGCTGCAGACGCAGGTAAACAATGCGTCGGATCAGTACGAGCAGGCACTTACGCTCACGCTCACAAATCTGAACCTGCAGCTGGCAGACGGAGCTATCACGCAAGAAGAGTACGATGCGGCCGTGAAAGAAGCAACCGATGGCTACTACGCCCAGTTGAATGAGATTAACGCAAGGGTATCTTCATTCAACCTGGAAACGATTGCCGAGGCGTGGGACTCCTCACTTCAAGGCTATATGCCGGAGATTGAGGGAAGTACAAAGGAGAAGCTGGAAACAGCTTTGAACAATGCGTTGCTGGCACACCCGGACGTACAGACTTGGACTGCAGCTGATGTGGCAAGCTGGATGGGATTAGACAAGCTCAATCTCGATACGGCAGTTCAGACGGACATTGCGACTCAGATTTTACAGACGGCACTTGCGGTACCGGATGGCACCAAAGAGAAGATTATGCAGGATTTCAAAGATTCTGTACCGACTGCAGAGGAAATCAAGGAAGCAATCGACTGGGATTCGATGACTAATGAGGACTGGACGGAACTCATGGAGTCTATCACAGGTCCGACAGAAGGCGAGTCAATCGGCTTGAATACAGAGGATCTGAAAAAGAAGATGTCGGACTACTACGGCGAGTATTTCGAGAGTGTCAAGACGTCCTATTCGGAAGCACTTCACAATGCCCTGGAGAACAGCGGCAGTGAAGAAACACTCAGCACATTTATGCAACAGTATATGCAGGATCAGATGGCCGATTTTGATTTTTCGACGGTCATGGAGAATTACGGTCCTATCTCGAACGAGTATTTCGCTACGTTGCAGTCAGAGTGGCAGACAGCCGGCACAAACCTCGGAACATCTCTTAACACAGGAGCATCAACGAGTCTTACCAATGGCTCAGCAGGGCTGAGAACCAGTCTGCAGACCTCTCTTAATACAGCAACGGCAAGTCCGTTCAGCATCAGTCCGACGGTAAACGTAACACCGAAGTACAACCTGCTGACGCTGCCGACAATTCCAACAACGACATCAACACCAGCGAAACACGCTGCAGGTGGTCGAGTTGGTGGCGGTCCTCAGCTGTCATGGTTAGCAGAGGAAGGTTGGGACGAGTTTGTTATCCCGACAAACCCAAGTCGGAGGACAAGAGCGCTTGAATTATATGAGCAGGCAGGCGAAGCACTCGGCGTTTCTAAACACGCAGAGGGCGGTCGTATAGAAGGCTCAAATTTGAGCGATATGGTATCAGACCATAATTTATTCACTGAGGCGACAAGAAACGCATCCTATGGCTATAACGACACCACAGAAGGTAATTATGAGGACAACTCAGCAGAAACATTTGCTCCGGTAAGTTCAGAGGTTCCGGTCTCTACACCACAGACTGGTCCGATTAGTGTAAATGTTGCAGTTAGTCCGAATTTCCAAATTGAGGCGAAGGAAGGTCAGAGCGAGGAAGATATTGTTGCCGTAATCAGAAGGCACTTAGGCGAGATTGCAGACGAACTCGGTGGAAACATAGCCGACAAGTTAAGCGAGGTATTCGCCAATATGCCAGTATCAAGCACGAAAGGAGCGTAGGCGATGGATATTAAACTGATTCCGGTGGAAAAGGGCTCAAAGTTTACGTTCCCGGCTCTACCCGAAAAGGTGCAGGGCAAATATGCAGCCAAGTACCAAAGTTTCGACATCATCTCCCTGGGTACCGTAAAGGTACCTAAGGGGACGGATGTTTCAGAGTTTTCGTGGGATGGTGTATTTTTCGGAGCGTCAAAGAAGAATGAGGCAATCGTCAAGACGAACGCCTGGAAAAGTCCAAATGAGTGTGTGAAAATTCTGAATGACTATATGTTGAATGAGACAGCGCTTACATTGATCGTAACGGAAACGTGGATAAACGTGGATGTTACGATTTCTTCATTTCAGCCGAGACCGGTTGGAGCGTATGGCAACGTCGAGTATTCCATTACGTTTGTTCAGAAAAAACCGCTGAAAATTTATGATACAAACGAGCTGAAAATCACAGCGTTTGTAAAGCAAACGAAACCAAGGGACAGTTCTTCATCGAGCGGAGGAAACTACACAGTAGTCTCCGGAGATACGCTGTGGGGAATCGCCTCAAAGAAATTGGGAAGCGGCGCCAAGTGGACGATAATTTATGATGCAAACAAGGACACGATAGAGTCCACGGCAAAGAAGCACGGAAAGAGCAGTTCGGATCACGGTCACTGGATATGGCCGGGAGAAGTTCTGACAATACCGGGATAGGAGGCACGCTATGATTGATTTGGCGAAAATCCAGTACCGGGTCGTCGTTATGGACGAAAGCAAGAAACAGTACAACATCAAGGAGTACATTGAAAATCTCGGATGGGAAGAAAACGATGGCGAGTTATCCGTCAGAACCTCATTTGTGGCGAAGAATGATAAGACATCCAAAGGCTATCTGTCGAAGATAATCAAGCCGGGGTGCCTGGTCGGAGTATTCGCAACCGACGGTGCTTCCCAGGACGAGGAAGTAGCACGAGGGTACGTGGAAACATGGAATCCAGTTGAAAAGAGCGGAGGACATACGTTGAAATGTACCTGCTACGACGAACTTTACAAACTGCAAAAGAGCCAGGACAACAGATACTTCCCTTCCGGAACCGGCACAAAGTCGGCGATAGAAGGGATTCTTGATGATTGGGAGATACCGCAAGGGTCATACCAAGGTCCAAATGCTTCTCACGGAAAAACAGTGGAGAACAATAAGTATCTGTCAGATATCATCATCAATCTGCTGGACGATGCGGCGAAGAAGGGCGAGGAACAGTGCTTTGTGCAGGCCAGGAAAGGCGAGACATCTGTTATTCCGAGAGGAAGTAATAAGACGGTGTATGTATTCCGGACAGATAATACACAGATGTTCAGTCAGAGCATAAGCACAGCAGATATGATTACCAGGGTTAAGGTCGTAGGGAAGGCAGACGATGATGGAAGAACCAGTGTTGAAGCCACGGTAAATGGTGAGACAAAGTACGGCATCCGTCAGAGAATTTATACGAGAGGTAAGGACGAAAGCCTTGCGGACGCTAAATCTGCAGCACAGGAAATCTTGGACGATGAAGGAAAAATTAAGAAGGAGATTAAGGTACAGTCTCCGGATGTTCCGTTTGTCCGGAAAGGCGACCTGGTGTATGTAATGAGCGAACTGGCCCAGTCGTATTACTACGTGAAGGGCATCCAGCACACAGCAGACACCTACAGCATGACGATGGATTTGGAGCTTGCAGAACCAAAGAAGGAAAAGGCAAGCTCCGAGAAAAAGAAAGATTACAATGTTGGCGACATCGTGAATTTTCACGGCGGAACCCATTACGTGAGCAGCTACCCAGGCTCAAAAGGCTACAAAGCCAGGGCAGGAAAAGCAAAGATTACGATTAAGAACGGTTCCGGAAAAGCGCACCCTTGGCATTTGATCCACACGGACAGTGGAAGCAATGTGTACGGGTGGGTTGACGACGGAACTTTTGATTAAAGGCAGGTGATATAGATGGACCAATTTGACGGACATCCAGGGACAGCGAAACTGGCACAGGTGTTAGATAGGCGAACCTCGCAGAAAACGGAGTCTCCGTTGACTTTGGACTTTGGAGAAATCCAGGCGAACGGAAGCTTGAAAACGAATACGTTCCCGGTGCCGATACCGAAGGGGGACTACACGATCTGCAGGCTGGCTGCAGGATTGACGCTTTCAACCTCGGAACAGAGCTGGCTCAACAAAGCACCGTCGGGCGTTCCTCTTCATAGCCACAGCGTAACGATACCGGCAGTGAAAGCGGGGGACCGAGTGCTGGTTGCCTGGATTCAGAGTGAAGCAGTCGTAATTGATGTGATCGAGAAATCATAAAGGAGGCGAGGCAAATGTCACAGCCACTATTTCCGGTTGTTGAGGTACCGGATTTTATCTCGGAGGACAGCCAGTACGACACTCAGTACAAAAGGAGCATGAAGTGGGACCCGGAACTGGGAGACTTCGTGAGAGATGGGGCGCACCGGATCAAGGAATGCGATGGCAAAGAAGCCTTCGCCATTTGGTGTTTTAAGATCGCGCAGACAGAGCGGTACCGCTGTTTGGCGTACCCCGATTCAATCGGTACCGAGATGGAACGTGCCATGGATAATGACGACGAAAAAACCGTTGAGTCTATGGCGGAAAGAACAATCACAGATGCAATTATGGTAAATCCCCGGGCAGAAAATGTCCGGGATTTTCAATTTACCTGGGAAGGAGATCAGATGCACGTAACCTTCAAGGTAAAGGGTAGCAACTGGGATGAAGAAATAGAGATTAGCTTGTAAAGGAGGTGGAGAGTATGCAGCCGGAATTTAACAGACCGGAGTTCCTGGAAGGAAACTCGGCAGAGGAAATTCACGAGCGAATGATGAACAACCTACCGGACGACATCGACGATATGCCGGGTGGTTTTCCATATGATATGACGATGCCTGCAGCATTGGAAAAAGACGAAATTATCAATTTCCATATCGTAAGGGCACTGATGATTGCGTTTCCGGAATATGCCTGGGATGAATGGTTAGACCTCCACGGTCGCCAGGTGCATCTTACAAGGCACGAAGCGGAACCGGCTTTTGGCTATGTGAAAATCACAGCTGCAGAAGGAACCGAGATTTTATCAGGAACGGTATTTTGTACGGCGGCAACCGAAACCGGCCCGTCGATTGAGTATGCCACCACAGAGAATGCGGTTGTTGGAGGCGAAGGATCAGTGCTTATACCGGTATCAGCGGTTGAAGCAGGCACAGGTTCTAATGTAGCGGCGAATACGGTCGTGCTGATGATGGTACCCGATAAGAACGTGACCGAGATTAACAATCCGGAGCCTATTCGTGGCGGTACTGAAAGAGAGACGGACAATGATTTTTATGACAGGATCGCTGCAGAGTACAACAACAGCATGACCTACCTGGGGAACGATACGGACTATAAGAGATGGGCGAAACAGGCAGGAGCAGGAGATGCGATAGTTATTCCTGTTTGGAATGGCCCTGGCACGGTGAAACTGGTGCTGGTAGACGGAAACGGAAAACCAGCCAATGAGAAGCTGGTGCAGGATGTGTATAACTACATCGTCTCTCCGAATGACAGGTCAGCAAGATTGCTTCCTACCGGAACGGCAGAACTGACTTGTGCGGCAGCCACAACGGTTGCTGTAAATTATGCTATTACAGGCCTCAGCTACGATGAAACAACCGACATCGAGCAGATCAAGGCAGACTTTACGGAAGCCGTGAGAGCAGTCTATGCGCAGGCGAAAACCGAAGGAGTTCTGAGATACAACGATGTAAGACCGCTGATTTCCGCAATCGCAGGAGTCGAGGACTTTGAAACATTCACAATGAATGGGAAAACACAGAACATCACTCTGAAAAGCGAGGAGTACCCGGACACCGGTACCCTTAATTTTAGTTAGGGGGTGGGAATGTGGAAAAGTTGGATTTAGAGAATTTCCCGGTCAGTGAGAGTGCGAAGAACATGATTGCCTCAGTGTCCGATAGCTTTTACGACAATTCCTATGTTGGAAAGTGGCTGTACGAGGTCATGGGCCAGGAATACGACACGGCAAGAGAAATAGCTGAGGATATTCTAAACCAGCTGTTTCCGGAAACTGCCACATGGGGACTGATGTACCACGAGATTAAGTGGGGACTGCCGGTGCGAGAAAATCTTCCATACGAGGAGAGGCGACAGCTGATTTACCGAAAGAGAGACTATCGGGCACCAATGACACCGTATCGGATGGAAGGGTACTTAAAAACCGCCACCGGATTTGATGTACGAATTGCAGACATCAATGATCCGGGAGATTATGGTTTCGTGGCTCCACACCCGAATGCCTTTAAGGCATATTTTATGGGAGAAGGAATATTACCAGCAAAAAGAGCAAAGGCGTTGCTGAACGAGCTAAAACAGTCACATACAATATTCTCAATTAACTATCGATCAGAATATGCAGTAGACCACAGGGCACTCGAAAAATTTTTGCTAAAAAAAATTATTTTTTCCTACAATGTACCTTTTTGGAAATGTCGAACTTTTGACGGAAGTTGGGACCTGGATGGAAAATTGCTTCTTGATGCTTGCAGGAATTATAACCTCATACTTGGGTTTAGATACAATATGGGAAATATGGAAAATACTGAGGTTGCTAAGTTGGCATTCCGTTATGCGTCAACGATAAGGACAGAAGAGGCAATAAGTAATTCACACATTTGTACATTCGGTGTGAATTTTTGGAAACTCAGAACCTTGGACGGAAGATGGAATTTAGATGGAAAGGAAAAGCTAAATGCGACTAGACTGTATAACGCAAAAATGAACATAAAAAACATTTTCGGGAAATTCTGTATAGACGAAAGGATTGTTGCAAAATTTTATACAGACTGGTCACAGAAAACAGAGGAGGAGATAACTCAAAAGATAACACATATTTATGATTGTGATTTTTGGCAATCTGTATACCTTAATGGAAAAAAACAACTCAATGGAAATATATTGCTACAGAATAGCCGCGGCAATATAAGAATGACAGTGCTAAATTCGTTCAAGACAAAACGAGCACCCGAAAGTATAAGCGGCGAAGTTATTACTAAAACTCGGAATTACTGGTTCCTGGACGGCAAGAGAGCACTTGACGGTTCAAGGAACTTTAATTCAATTTACAGAAAGGAGACAATCTAATGAGCGAAGCAAAAAACGTAGTCATTACAAAAAAAGGCAGAGAAAAGCTGGTAAAGGCAAGAGCTGGAGCAATCACGCTTCCGAAAATAGTCGGAATGGCTTTCGGAACTGGTGGTGTTACAACTGATGGTACCGTAATTCCTCCGACCGATACGCAGTCGAAATTAAACAAAGAAGTGTATCGCAAGGAAATTGATGGATATTCTTTTCCAGAACCTACAACCTGCAGGTACGAATGCACCTTAGAAGAAACTGAACTTGCAGGAGTGGAAATCAGCGAAATAGGACTGTACGACACAGAGGGCGACATAGTTTGCATCAAGACCTTCTCAAGAAAAGGAAAAGACGATGATGCCGAGCAGACCTTTGTGCTGAATGACGTATTTTAAGGAGGCGGCAGAGAATGAAAGAATACACATCAAAAAAGCCTACGTTTTCCAACTCAATCATGGTAACGGAAGTGACCGATCCTGCTCACGCAGATAATATCAATGCCGCACCAAAGCAGCTATTGGAAAACACACTTTTCTTAAAAGAACAACTCGAAGAATCGTTATCGGGAATAGAACTCGGAGTAAGCGACGACGGGTGCCTTATGGTGACCTTTGACGATGAAAAACAGGAGGTTTAAGAATGAAACAGACAATTAAAGTAGCAGATAAGCCTACATTGGATGCTGTAAAAGAGGCTGTCGAAAGCTTATCACAGGAAATTGCAGACGGCGGTTCCGGAGGAATTGCGCCGAGCAATACGGTTTCTTTTTCAGCAACTGCAGGCAATGGAGAAGTAAAGCTCTTTATCAAGGAGCCGAGCGATACTGTGATCGACGGTCAGACGCTCTGCACGGTTGCAGGCGTGAAGATTATGAGGAAGGACACCGATTATCCGAATACGGAAAAAGCCGGAGTTGAAGTCCTTGACATCAAGAGAGAGGATTTTGGAAAGTATGCGACAATCCCATATAAGGACACAGGCTTGACGAACGGAACCACGTATTACTACACAGCGTTCCCTTATTCAGATTACAACGTGTTCAACCGGAATCCGGCAAATAGAGCAAGCGCAACGCCGAAACAATATCAGCTGTACGGATTTGACATTGATCAGAACGACAGCAATCCCAAGACAAGGGTTTCATATCCGTCCGATGTTGACAATGCAGGATGGTCGCCTATGACGGTAAACCAGTCCACAGGAACTTATGATCTTGGACAGTGGGCGAATGCGTTCTTCATCACTGGCACTAGACCGGTCATGCTGAAATATGATGGATCGGTAGATTATGAGCTGGATCACGATGATCAGACCAAGAAAAAGAGCGGCGGTACATCCGACATTGCCAATGCGTCCTACAGTGGAAATGCAATGGTAGAGTTTCCAAAGATGTATTTCAAGCGCTGGGAGGGCGTAGATGGAATCCAGCATGTTCGTGTATCAGATCAGCAGATTGATAGCGATTATAAATGCTATGCACACATGTATAACGGTAACGAGTTAGATTATATCTATCTGCCAATGTTCGAGGGTTCGAGCGTATCGAGCAAGGTTCGCTCAATCGCCGGACAAACACCTATGAACTCGCAGACAGGCGCCACAGAAAAGACACAAATCGAAGCAAATGGTGTAGGTTGGCAGTTTGACGACTGGATGGATAAACAGATGGTAACACATCTTTTGTTCCTGCTTGGAAAATCTACAGACCTGCAGGCGACGTTTGGCAACGGTCATTATACCGGAGGATCGCAGGCATCCAATTTGTTAGCAACCGGCACATTAAAGAGCAAGGGGATGTTCTATGGAACATCCGGAAATGTAGCAGTTAAGTTCTTTTGGCTGGAAAACTATTATGGCGACAGATGGGATCGTACATACGGCGTAGTCTATACAACTAGCGGAAAGATTTTGACGAAACCGTATCCGCCATACAATATCGACGGTACCGGTTATACGAACACCGGAATTACGATTGCAGGAACCAACGGAGGATATATTAAGAAAACCAAAATGACGGAGTACGGAGAGTTCCCGATTGATGTCAGCGGTTCAGAAACCACACATCAGCCGGATGGTTGCTGGTTCTCGACGGCGCAGCTCAACTTCCTCATTTGGGGCGCGGGTTGCGGCCACGGTCTCCACGTCGGGGCCGCCTTCGACGTCGACGCTCCGTTTTCTGGCTCGAATTGGGACATCGGCCCGGCTCTTGCTTATAAACAGCCCATAGCGGCGTAGCCGCCGGGGGGAGTGGGGGACCGCCCCCACATAACTGAATTTTTAGAAAGGATATAAAGCTGTACGCTTGTAAACAGGGGTTTTCACAGGCGCTTCCTGGGCCTTCCTCATTTGGGGCGCGAATTGCAACAACGGTCTCCACGTCGGGGCCGCCTTCAACGTCAACAATCCGTTTTCTAACTCGAATTGGAACATCGGCCCGGCTCGTGCTTATCTTTACATGGGGCATTAACCAAATGCCTGTGATTATCCTACCCCACAGGGCGTTGAAACACACCTACCCATAAGGGATCGAGGGGAAATTAAGCCGGCCGCACGAAAATGCGGTGTCAAGGGAAAGGGTTAGTAGAAAACGAAAGCTCTTTAGGCGATAAGCAGCAAGTTACACAAAATTGTGAGAACATATAACAACATATTTGGGCCAGCAATCGAGGTTCAGAATATCAAAGCCTGCATCCTGGAAGCATCCAAAAATGGCAAGATGAAGAAACGGTGTGTCCGGGAAGTCATTGAGAATATCGACGAGGAATCAGAGAAGGTGCACGATATAATGAAGAATCACTCAACCGTATTTAAGACATACGAATTGTGCGAAATACGAGAGGGAATAAAGCGGAAGCGTAGAGAAATTGCAAAACCGCACTTCAAATACGATCAGATGATACAACACGTTCTCATATCTCAGATAAGACCTATTGTGATGAAAAGCCTTTATGAATATGCACATGGCTCATTGAAAAATCGCGGGCCATTGCAAACGGCACAGGCTATTAGTAAATGGCTTCGGAAAGATCCGAAGGGGACGCGGTATTGCCTGCAGATGGACGTACATCATTGTTACCCATCGGTGGATCAAGATATTTTGATTGAGCGCTGGCATCAAAAAGTGAAGGATGCTGATTTCAATATTGAAAATGACAAGGTGATTCGTGCGAGTCCGTTTGGATTGGCTCCAGGATCGCCTACTAGCGTATGGCATATACACTTTCTTTTTACGCCGTTCGACCACTGGTTAAGTCAACAGGACGGCGTAGAATATAGCATTCGGCACATGGATGATATTATTGCCTTCGGTCCAAACAAGAAAAAGTTACATAAAGTGGAGCGAGATTCGATTGAGTACATGAAGCGTGAATACAACATGGAAATCAACCACAATCATCAAGTGTTTCCGATTGAATGGAAAGACCGAAAAGGGGAAATCCATGGCAGACCGCTCGACGTATGCGGCTACCTATTCTATCGAGACAAGACAATCATGCGAAAGAGTCACATGATAAGGACTACCCGAAAAGCAGCAAAAATGGATAAGAAGGAAAGAATTACTTTTTACGACGCAGAGCAGCTTCTATCACATTTAGGATGGTACGAACATGCAGATATGTATGATTCGTATTTGAAATATATCAAACCAAAAGCCAATGTAAAGCAGCTAAAACGTATGGTTTCAAAGCATAGCAGAAAGGAGAATGAGCGAAATGAAATGGAAAACCGTAACAGGCTACAGCGAGCCGCAGGAGGTGGAGGTCGGGAAAACGACGGTCTACCTCAGAAAGAACATCACAGAAGTTAAGGACGCGGAAGATAACGACGCCTTCCAGTATGACGAATGCCAAATGAGTCTCGCTGAATACGAGAAGTATTTAGAGATTTTGGCATCCGCCGAGATGTCAGTGATTCTTGAAAAGTTTGAACAGCAGGAACAGGCGACAGCCGATACACTTCTGAATCAGATGCAGATTATGGAGACACAGAGTTCACAGGACGAGACGCTTGCGGATATTCTTCTGAATCAGATGCAGGAGGCAGCCGACATAAACACAACAGAACAGGAGGTAAATTAACATGGCAGCAAAGAAAGTAACAAAATCAAGATTATTCAACACAGCAAAAAGGTACTACGACAAAGGCTACTACACGAAAGAGGATGTTTCAGTTTTTGTAAAAGCGGGCCAGCTCACAGCGAGTGAGTACGAAGAAATCACAGGTGAGAAATACGAAGCATGATCCGCTATGCAGAATTTTACGACTATGACCGCCTGGAAAGGGCGGCATCAGAGTTAGGCTTTCTCAATACCGAGGCAGACGAAGAAAGTCTGCTGAACCTGCATAATCAGTTGGTGTGGCATCTGTACCGGTTCGATAAGGACCCACGTGCGGATGCCATTCTTTATGCAGTAATAGAGGCCATTTTGGATGAAAAGGCGGCAGATATTACGGACGTACCGCGGGAACTACGGTGCGTTTGGGAAGGAGGTAAAAGAGCCAATGTCTTTGAATGAAATTCTTGCAAGTGGTGGAGCGCTACTGCTGTTCTTGACACTGGTGCAGATTACGCCCATCAAGGTAAATCCGTGGTCTGCAGTTGGAAAGATTATCAGAAACGGTATGAGAGCCATCGGAAAGTCGATGAATAAGGACGTTATGGATAAGCTGGAATCAGTGCAGAAAGAGTTAAAAGACCTGGGAGAAAAGCACGACAAGCTCGAAAGGCGTATGGATAAAGATGATGCGGACGAATGCCGCACAAGAATCCTGCGATTTGCCGATGAGTTGAGAAGGGATGTCAAACATTCCGAGGAGTTCTTCAATCAGATTTTGGATGATGTTTCGGACTACGAGCGTTATTGCGCAGAGCATCCGGAATATAAGAACAGCAAAGCAGTAAATGCCATTGCCGAGATAGACAAAGTTTATCAGAAGTGCATGGAAAAAAATTCATTTTTATAACAGGAGGTAAAGAAACATGAAGAAAATTGATTGGGTTAGAAAACTTACAAGCAGAAAGTTATGGACTGCGGTAGCGTCATTCGTATCTATGATGATCCTGGCTACTGGCGGCACAGACAACACGGCAACACAGGTTACAGCACTCATTATGGCGGGAGCATCAGTAGTGGCGTACATCATTGGTGAAGGCTTGACTGACTCAGCCAACATCGGCTCCAACAGTGAGGACGAGGAGTAATCTGAGGACATATTGTAAGCACAGGGCGGTCGAAAGACTGCCCTATTTTGTTAGGAGGAAAAACTATGAGTTTAGTAGTCGGAAGCGCAAGAATTGACGAGAACGGTCACATCTCTGGAGGAAAGCCGGGAGATCAGACTGGAAACGAGGTATCAACCCAGGCATACTACGTCCATTCAAAAGGCTGGTACTGTCTGAGACCCAAGAGAGTCATGGTAGCAAATGCCATTGCAGAAGCTATGCTGCAGGGATGCAGAAACGACAATATCGGATATTGCCAGGGACACAGAAGCAACGTGATCGAGCAGCTGAGAAAAGCTGGAAAGCTCTCTAAAATTTCCGTAAAGACAGAGGCAGACTGCAGTTCACTTGTGAGAGCGTGCTGCATCCAGGCTGGTTTTGATCCGGGAAATTTCAACACAGCGTCCGAGGCTTCGGCATTGAAAGCAACAGGACAGTTTATGGAACCGATTGCGGTAACTTCCAAAACTGAACTGTTCAACGGCGATGTGCTTGTCACAAAGACCAAAGGACATACGGTGGTTGTTGTTTCCGGAAATCCGAGACGTGGAAACGCCTATTACCCTAAGTACGAAGGGGCATCGGGTTCTATCATTACGGCGCTTGCTGCAGTGGGTGAGAAAGACACATCGAAGGCGCACCGGGCCAAGATTGCAGCCGCAAATGGAATTACAAATTACGCGTATACCGCAGCGCAGAACACCAAGATGGTTAATCTTCTCAAAAAAGGAAAGTTAATCAAAGCGTAAGTTCTGAAAAGGTATCACATCGGGGTGGCTGAAAAGCTGCCCCTTATTATCGCAGGAGACACCATCAGAGTAAAATAACAGGAGGAAACGGTGGCATTATGAAAAACTATATCGGCGTGAAAATTGTAAAAGCTGAGCCGAAGGAGAAGAACGGAGTACCTGGGTACGCTGTGAAATATCCGGATGGTTATGTATCATGGAGTCCGAAGGAAACTTTTGAAAAGGCATACCGGGAACTGGACTGCCAGGATTTCATCAACTCAGCAGAGTAAGTAAGAGAGCCTATGATCCGCAGGGGTTGTAGGCTCTCTTTTTATTGCAGAAAAGCGGAACAAGACCGCAGGTAAAATCAATATACAAAATAACCAAAATAAGACCGGGTATTTTGACGAAAAGTTCCCGAGACACGATAGGCGATTTTAGTACCTATCCTATGCCTAAAGACTAAAAGCCAGTATTGAACCATGTACGAAGTCATAGTTCTATATGTTTTCAGAGGTGTAATTATTCACATTATCCACACGCATTTGTGGATAAAATACGCTTTTGAGAGTACGCAAATGAGCATATATTATTCTATCTCTAATATCTATTGTCTAATCTCTAATATCTAGTAAAGAATCCTTGTAGAAACCATAGAAGAAATCATGTAAGAAATCTTACAACGCACCAAGCAACCATGCGGGTTTGCGGCCCTCGCAAATGAAAATGCAGAGCAATACACTAGTTGGTGTTGATGATCCGGAAATTGCAGAAGTTGTCGCAAGTGCGAAAATTGCTTAGCAAAAAACTCGGAAAATAGAAGTATATCTATTGACAAATACGCAACTGCGAGTTATAATATAACCATAATCAAACAAAACAATTTGATTAAATCCTAAGGAAGGAGGAATTACCAGTTGGGTAAGAAAGGTAGGAAGAAAGACTTTTCTACAAAGGAAAAGGAACTACTTGAAATCGAAAACCTTAAATTACAGAAGAGAGAAAAGCAGGCCAGCATAATCTCCACCATAGTAATCATGATTGTGTCAGTGATTACGGCAATTCTGAAATGGTTAGGTTTGATTGATTAAGTAGTTCCCTTAACGGTCGGGAGGCAGCAACACCGCCTCTCAACTGTTAAGTCTATCATAAAGGAGGCTGATTTGGCAATGAAGAAATTAAGACAGTTCCTGCAGTCGGTATTGTTCATCAACTTTATGGTCGGCATATACGACGGTATGAGAGCGAAGAATTTGGTAGCAATTTTGATAAATGGAGTAGTGGTACTGGCACTGATCGCCGGAGAAAAGGAAGAGAGGTAAACGATATGAAGTGGGACGTAAAACATGATAGAGCAAAGAAGGTATTAAATCATTTCCTGGATAATGCAGGATATTGGACCGAGACAGAGAGCTTGACAGAAGGGCTTACCGAGGACGAAATCCAGGAAGTAAGCACAGAGGTAGCGACGATGATTCAGAGCATTACAAAGAGATACAAGCTGGATGTTGTACTTCCTGCAGAGCCGGTAGTCAAGGAAGAACCGGCGGCCGAAGAGAAGGTTGAGGAGCAGGTGGCCGAGAAACCTACAGAAGAGGTCAAGGAAGAAAAGCCGGTCGAAAAGCCGAAGAGACGTGGCAGAAAGCCGAAGAAAGAGGAGGTTGCGTAGGATGGCATACGAGAGAAAGACAATTGACACCTGGGAGTTGCAGCTGAATTACGGGTACGGCTGGGAGTACACATTGACAGAGTTCACAAGAGAAGAGGCAAGGGCGAGACTGAAAGAGTACAGAGAGAATCAGCCTCAGTACCCAGCAAGACTTGTTAAGAAGAGAGTAAGAAAGGAGGAGGTTGCATGAGTTCAACGGCAAAGCTGACGGCAGAGCAGATTGAGAACCTGGCAAAGGAAATCAGAGAGTTTCTGCTGGAGCATGGGTTATGGCAGGATGTAGACATCTATTTCAACGGAAAGCGGTTCACACAGCATGATCCGGTAACCGGAAAGTATTACTACAACGACAGAGAGCATCTGATCGAGGAAGAAAACCAGGACCCAAGAACGTATTTCGAGTACGTGAATCCGGACCACATTCTCAGCATGAGCTTTGAAGGTCCGGTATGCGAGATGCTGTACTACGGCATCCTTCCTTCGGTCAGAAGAGAATTTGACAAGATATTCGAGAGATACGGTCTGTACTATGAGTTCGGGCATCACTGGAATTTCAGTTGCTACTACATCTGAGAAAGGAGCAGGCACGATGAATATTGGCGTGGAAGTATTAAAGGAAAGCGTAATCAGAGTACAGTCACAGTTAAATGACTGGATGGATTGCGTGTTTGTTGTAAGCAAAGATGATGAAGAGAAGGCGAGAGAGGTATTAGAGAAAGCCTGGGACAGTTTTTGGGAAGATGGAGACGGCTGGTGCTACGGTAATTACCTGGAAGATAAGCTGGTAAATGCCGGTATTGCATTCGATGCGTACTACGCAGGTGCGGAGGAATAAGGACATGGAAGAATACAAGAACATATCGAGAGGCTTGAAAATGCTTCTCGACAAGGCAGAAGAAATGGGGTGGAACTGGGAAGCCTACATTGAGCCGGACAGCAGAAGAACCTATATCGAAATGAGGCAGGCATCACCTGCAGGCGAAGATTTCTCAATGACGATTGATTTTGATGAAGAGAACCAGGCGGACAGTTTCAAGGACAGCCTGGAATCCTACTACGAAGATTTCGACATCGACGAGCATATTGAAATGTGGATAGAAGCCAAGAGAAGCGGAACGAGTGGAGTTCCTTCCACAAGGGAGCTTGTAAAGGATGCAGAAGCCATTGACGGTATGATATCGGAACTGTCGCAGGCCTTGCAGAAAGTAAATATCCCGGTACTGGTTGGCAGTTACACGCCGCCGGATGAAAATGGAGAAGGCGAGAAGATTGTTCGTGAGTTCTACGGACAGGGACATATCTTCAAAGACGAAGATGCGTTTTACCACAGACCGGATGATCCGTGCTACATCCCGGAATTATCCGATACGGTGTACACGAGAAACAGCATCCTGCAGGAGTGCAACCAGCAGGACGATTTGGCAGAGGAAGTTTTCGAGGCGCTGGACTGGCAGCACGTAAGTAGCTTGCTGGAAGATTGGCAGAGAAATGGGGAGTTAGATACCTGCAAAGAATGCGGGAAGATGTTTAACTGCTACGGAGTAACGAAGTGTCCGTACTGCGGGGCAGATTATGAAGGAGGCGATGAATAATGGGTTACACCTGGCTAGGGATGCGAAAGCTGACCTGGGAAGAAGTTCTGCAGAGACACGAGAAGGGCGAACTGGCCGGATGCTTCAGACTGTACGACGACAACAGCGAGGCTATGATCGACAGAGGCTATGACTTTGCAGGCGACATCCTGGCACACCACAAGAAAGGCGGTGAGTTCGGAGAAGAGATTGACACAGTAGACCTGGAACTGGCAGACGGAAAGAAAATAACAGCACCGGCGGTCGTGGATGTATCAGCACTCGGATGTATGGACGAGCTGGAATATGAGTTGTGGCACGTGATCGAGGACTACATGGTTCAGTTCGGTATCAGAACGCAGAACGACGAACCGGACTGGGCGACAGTCAAGGCGGTGCAGGATAGCATTTTTACAGCGTTTACAGACGCAGGCGTGGATTTTAAGTTCCTCAGTGATGAAAAACTAGAAGAAATAGGAAAAGCGATAAAAAAGAAGGAGAACGAGTCATGGACGGAAAAGAGAAAGAAAAACAGGTAACGGTGAGTGTAACATTGGAAATCGTACTTACCCAGGAAGATATTGACGACATTATGTGCGGAGCATTGGAGGGTGGCATCACTTACTGGTGCGATGAGGCAAAGGTCGTAGGCGATTATCTCGGGGAATATGGAAGCGAGCAGATCGCAAGAGGTGGAAAACTGAGATTACACCTGCCGGAACCGTTCGACAAAGACGAGACAGAGTATTACGAGCTGGACTTGGAGAAGTTCAAGAAAGGAGTAGAGCTGTGGGCGATTACACCGGTTGGCTGCAACTGCTTAGAGCAGATGGATGGCAAGATCAGATTCGACACCTGCAATGCAGACGCAATCGTGTGTGATGCGATTATCCAGTATGCACTATTCGGAGAAGTGATTTTTGGTTAGGAGGCGAGACTATGGCAGCATTAGCAGTGTTTGCGTTCTTGGTAATCGTTGGAGTTGGAAACAGAAAGTAGGTGTAAGCGGTGAGTAAAGGAATAGTGACAGACTATCCGGAAATCTGTTTCATCTGCGGCAGACCGTCGGAAGCCGAGCATCATTTGGTGTTCGGTACCGCCGGTAGAGAGCTGAGTGAGAAGGATGGATTGAAAGTGCCGGTATGCAACAACTGTCACAATATGGGAGAAATCCTAAAGAGAATACACGGAAACCCGATGGCAGAGAGAATGTCAAAGATTATCGGACAGCTGGCCTGGGAAAAAGAATACGCCCTGCAGAAGGCAGACAAATTTGCACGAATAATCGATGCGGATCGGAAAGAAGGCGAGGTAAAGCAGATTATTCATAAGGGCGGCAGGGAGACCTTCCGAAAGAGGTACGGCTGCTCGTATTTGTAGGAGGAAACGATGAAAACAGGAACGCCAAGATGTGATAGATGTGACAGTTGTATGTATGATAAGTCACACAAACATAGTGGATATACATTTTACTGTACCATAAGTGGAAAAGATGTAGGTCAATCGCATTTCGGAATGAATAGTCCGAAAGATTGTCCGAAACGTGATAAAGTGACACATAGAATTTAAGGGTTTGAGTTGGAGGAGGTGCTTTGATGTTAGGCGGAGGACCATACGAGGCAAGCACTTGCCCGGAATGTGGTAGTACGATGTGGAATGGTAGATGCGAAAATCCGGATTGCAAGTATCACTGGCATCCGGAAGAAGAGGAGGATGCAGAATGAATACAGAATTAGTAAGAGCAGTGTTTGACTGTGGAATAGATGATTTGAGACTATTAGATGATGCGGAATGCGATATGTATGCAGTGATAGGTAGAATGCGAGAAGAAAGCATAGAACTGACAATGAATAACATCATCCGGCAGGTGTTTGAAGAAGGCAGATATATTCTTACCAAGGCGAGAGAGGAAAAGATAGCCAGCTTGCCAGCAGAGCCGATGACAGAGGCAGATTTTGAATTAAGAGAAAACCTGGAAAGGTTGAACCCGGAACAGGATTTCAGTTTTTGGATAAATCTGCAGGACACCAATTTTAGGGGCAAGTCTGAATTGCAGGAGTTATACGAATCAATGTTCACAGAAGAGTTGGAGCAGTGCGAAAATCTGACCGGCTATCCGATTGAATGGTAGGTGATGATATGACATACAGAGAAAATGCGGCAGTGCTGGAAACGTACCTGCATAATATACGGAACATTGAAGAAGCACCACCTGGCCCGGCAGAGTTGGATGCGCTGGATGCAGTAGTGGAGGCTATGAACGCTGCAGTTGAAAACGTGGAGTACGGAGCATTTGCCTGGGACAAGCAGAGAGGCGTGTTCGTTCCAATAGGTAGACCGGTACTGGCGAAGCAGCTGTGTTTGAACCGATACCAGGAGAGAGTAAGAAACGGAGAGATACCGAGCTGGATTGATCCGGAGAAATTCAAAATTTTGGAGAGAACGGTCGTAGAAATTGCGAGCGACTGGAATTAAATTTAGGAGGATAAGATTATGCCAAATCATGTAAGAAACAAAGTCAAAATGACAGGGATTGCGAACCTTCCGCTGTTCACAACCAAAACAGACGAGTACACGAAGGAACAGTTTACGTTCTTTGATTTCGATAAGCTCATTCCTATGCCGGAGAGCTTAAATATCGAAAGCGGTTCATCAGAAGATATTGCCATCGAAGCAGTGCTGAGAAAAATCAGCAAGAGAAGATTTGGATTTTTGAACGATAACTATGGGAAAATGCAGGACGACGAGTACGAGAGAAGAAAGAAGGCACACGGCAAAACGGATGAAGAGCTTGCGAAAATCGGATTGCAGTACATCAGCAATAAGGTATTGTACGGTCACACGACATGGTACGACTGGTCGTGGGAAAACTGGGGTACAAAGTGGAACTCATACGATAATGAACAGGTTGATGCGGACACGATTTTGTTCAGCACAGCTTGGAGCAACCCGGAACCGATCATGCTTAAACTGTCGGAAATGTATCCGGAAGCCACAATAGAACATTGGTGGGCGGATGAAGATATAGGAAGCAACGACGGCTACAGAGTTTACAGAGGCGGGAAAATAGTTGAAGGAGACTATTGCGATACGTGCAGCAACGAAGCCTATGAAACATACATGGAGTGCTGGGGCGAAAGCAAATGCTTATACAAGGATGATGAAGGACTGTGGCAGAAAAGAAGTTGCGAAGAATGTCACGGATGCGATTAGGAGGTAAGAAATGAAGAATACATTAGGAGACTTGAATAACCACCTGTTCGCTCAGCTGGAAAAGCTGGGAGACGATGACCTGACAGGAGAAGAGCTGGAAAGCGAGTTAAAGAGAACCGACGCTATATGCGACATTAGCGAGCAGATCATCAAAAACGGAGAGTTGCAGTACAAAGCAATGAAGCACATGGACGAGTATGGGTACGAAAGACAGAAGGCGGTTCCGGAAATGCTCGAAGTTCATGCGGGGGGGGGACGAACCATAAATGAGAGGCTGGCCCGAAGAAGTGATCGCCTGGTTGCGTGAGAATGTTCCGGGTAGAACCACGAAACAGGTTACAGAGCTGATAAATCAACAGGGGTTCGATAAGAAATACGGAATGGTATTTTCCGATGCGGTGATAAAGAATGCGAAGAACCGATATGGCATTAAGAGTGGAACTACCGGCGGGTTTCCGAAGGGGTACTCTCTAAAATATCCGGAAGGAATGGAAAGTTACATTCGGAGCATTGCGACAGGGAGAAAGACGAAGGAGATTGCAGGACTGGTGTCAGCACATTTTGGAATAGAGTTCAGCGAGAAACAGTGCAAGGCATACAAGAAGAACCATGACATCATCAGTGGCGTTGACTGCAGGTTTGAAAAAGGACACGTTCCAGCCAACAAGGGAAAGCCAATGAGCCAAGAGCAATATGAGAAGTGCAGGGCGACGATGTTTAAGAAAGGCGATGTTCCGGCAAACCACATGGAAGTAGGCGAGTACACACATACGACAGACGGTTATCTTATCCGGAAGGTTAAAGAAACCGGTCCACAATGGGAGAGGTTCGAGTTTGTTCATAGGGCAGTATGGGAAGAACACAACGGACCAGTTCCCGAAGGCAAGATGGTATCGTTCCTGGACGGAAACAAGGACAACTGCAACATAGAGAACCTGGTACTGATCGACAATGCAGAGAACCTGGAAATGAATAGAAACCGGTTGAGGTTCGCTGATCCGGAAAGAACAAAGACCGGCGTGCTGGTTGCAAAGGCAAGAGTAACAGTCAGACAGAAGAAAAGGAGAAAATAGATGGAGATTAAAGCGGCGAATGCAGAGGAGACGATCCGCTGCATCCTGGACGAAGAGAAAATGACCCAGCAGGATTTAGCAGACAGAATGGGAATTACGAGACAGAACATCAGCCAGTCTCTCAATCGAAACGCTAAGAGCATGAGATACGATAGTTTCTCAAAGATGGTAGCAGCTCTCGGTTACGAGATTGTTGTAAAAAAACTTTGACAAAATACGCATATTAGAAGTAAACCTATTGACAAATACGCAGTTGCGAAGTATAATATATACATAATCAAACAATACTTAAAGCGATGGAGGTAGTCGGTATGAAGGTTTTTAGAATGGTAGATGTTGAGAAGATAGAAAAGATGCTTGCAGATGGAAAGACAGTGGTTGTAGAGTGGCACACGCCTTACGAAGCAGGCAACAAGGTAGAGACAGTTAAGTATGTAAGATGGGATGGCTTGGTATTTACAACTGGTGACTGCGTTTACACAGGGATAGACAAACTGATCGACATTAGAGAGGCGGCATAGAAATTTTTTTACCTAAAGAACTCGCAAATGAGTGTTTCACGTGAAACACAGTTCGCAAATTTGAAAGGAGCGTATTTGTATGAAGGAAGTATTGAAGAAGTTAAGAGCTTTAGAGGCTGAAATGGAAGAAGCCGAGAACCAGTCAGAGTATTGGATGGAAGAAGAACACCTGGATATGGAAAAGTCAGACAACTACGAGGCTGAGGCAGACAGATTGTACCAGGAAGTGTATAAGATGCACAACCAGGTGGCAGATTTCATCGTAAACCTCACTTCTGGTCAGATTGACAAAGTGACGGCAATGTTGATGATGCGTCAGAGAAGATCAGACGTAGAGAGAATTTTAGGAGCGGCATAGGAGGTGAGCAGGTGTACGACTACGACGGCGATATGGGTTATTTTCAGAGACAGCTGGAAAAAGCCGGGATCAGCCAGGAAGAGGTTGATATGAATAACTACGCAGGGCTGACAGCAAGAGAACTGCAGATCATTGTTGACGGTGCGATTAAGACAAAGCAGATTAGAGAATCAAAGAAGGAGGCGTAAGGCTATGGCATTATTAGAGGTTAAGACAGAATGGGCAGTGTATAAGGATTGCTTCCTGCAGGTGGCGAGATACCAGGCAGATAACAGCAGGGCAATCGAGATTTGGAACAACGAGGACGGACCTATTGCAAGAATCACGGTATGCATCGCAGGAAGCGGACTTGCAGAGGACGAGACAGTGATCGACACGAATAATTGCCCTTGGGCGATGGAGCTTATCAAGCAACACGGCTTTGGGCAGGCTACCGGCAGAATGGTAAGAAGCGGTTACTGCACATATCCGGTAGTAAAGCTGGACATTGAGAAAATCGGTGAGTATTTGGAGGTGGCGTAATGGAAAGAGTGTATTTCAGCATCAATGAGGCCGGAGCAAAGACGGCAAACGATATGATGTCATTCAGCGAGTATAAGACCGGGAGCAAGACTGCTGGTTACAAGGCACAGGTCGATAAGGCATACGAGCTGGCAGAGAAGGTAATCGAGGCAAGACCAACCGAAGAGGAAAGAGTGTCGAAGCTCTGCGAGAGATATTCGAGACGACTGGCTCAGAACATCAACAAGGATATTCAGATCGGCATGATGTGTCCGTCGGTAATGATTTCCGGAGCAGGAAACTTCCCGGTCAAAAAGAAGGAAAAGCAGGTAGCGGCATGGGATAAGAACCATGAGGACTATAAAGAGGTTGAGGCAATCCTTGGAAAGATTAATGCAATTTTTTATGGCAAGGACGTTATCAAGTCTGATGATGAGAGCGCAATCGAGAAACTACAGGATAAGGTTGACGGATTGAGAGAGGACCAGGAGAGAATGAAGCAGGCCAACAAAGCAATCCGTATGAAGGACAAAGAAAAAGGCGATGCAACGCTGCACGACATGGGATATACGGACGAACAGATCTCCCAGCTGAGAGAACCGGACTTCTGCGGAAGAATCGGTTTTCCGGACTATATGCTGGCGAACAACAACGCCAATATCCGAAGATTGGAAGGAAGAATCAAGAGCCTGCAGAAAACGAAGTCCCAGGGAACACAGGAGAGCGAGAACAAGTTTTTCAAGGTCAAGGAGAATGTGGAGGCTATGAGAATCCAGCTGTTCTTTGAAGGAAAGCCGGAACCGAAGGTAAGAGATATTCTGAAAAGCAATGGGTTCAGATGGGCACCGTCGGTAGGTGCATGGCAGAGACAGCTCAACAATAATGGAAAATATGCGGTAGAGAGAGTTATCAGAGAGCTGGAAGAAATGGAGGTGTCAGAGTGAACATGAAGTTAGAACCGAGAAAGGCTACAGACCGAGGCGGCTGGTTGTGTATGCCACTGGTAATAAACAAACCGGAGGGAAAACCTGGTTGGAAAAAGGTACGTTGCCCGGAATGCGGGACACTCTGCTGGCAGAGACCGGAGGATGCAGGGGTTGTTAAAGCATCACACCTTGACGGTGCGGTATGTACCAAGTGTGCATTAAGAAAGGCAGGTGATGTAGTATGACGATTAGAGAGGCGAGTAAGGGAGTAGTTACATCCGGAAGAGAGACATATAATATCGGCTTCAACGATGGAGACGAGACACAGTTTGACGTTCAGAATCTCGAAGAACTGCGGGAATGCTGGTCGGAGTTCTGCAAGGAAGAAAAGGTTGATCCTGGATGCGTGGACTACGTGGAGAGGGTGAGTTAGTGGAAACTCTGACACGAGAGATAGCGAATGAGTACAGAAAGAGAGCAATGCTTCTGCCAGCAAACGGATTGCAGGACGTTGGCAAAAGAAGAGAGTTACGGAAAGAACTGCAGGCCAGGTGTGATTTAACGGAACTGCAGGCAGTGAACATCATCAATGGTTTTCACATTCCGGACTATGTGAAGATAGCGGCAATCAAAGCGGAAAAGGAGGCGCAGGAAAATGAGAATTGAGAAAGAAGGATTTGTACTGAACCTGGAAGGCACATGGTGCGAGATCTCCAATAAATACGGAGTCCAGGAACACGGAGACGTGGCAGTAAATGAAGAGGATATTCCGGAAGGATATGCAGAGAAGAAGCTGGATCAGTTCATTGGCACTCATAAGGTCAGAGGTTTTGTGAAGGCTGAGAACTGCGAGAAGAAAGTGGCATTCGACCCGGAGACTAAGGAATACATTCAGCTGCAGGCGGTAAAGACGGCAGGCGACAATGTATATGTGGTGCAGAAATTTGATAATGAGCTGGTATTTATGGGCGAGATATGGAGCGGGTGCAAGCACAAGGACGAAGTCCTGGATTGGATGCGCTCCAACTACGATGTTGAAAGTTGCTTGACGGCAGAAGTGTATAGAAATCCGTTAGGCGATTGTACCAATGGCGGAATATCTTCATACCAAAGAGAGTTATACGTACTGGCAGCACAGAAAGAACCTTTTGAGCCGGAGGACATTAGACAGTGCGTGTACATAGAGAGAAGAGAAGTTATGGGTAAAGAGTACATTGACTGCAAGCCTGCATACTGCAGAAAGCGTTGGTACATGATGGGCGGCAATTTTCTCTATACATCAGACAGCAGATTTAAGGAGATTACAGGGATCAGCTACCCGATAGCAATTCACGACAGATATGAAGGGAGGTAGGCAATATGGTGATCGTTGGGTATTACGCTCACGGCAACAAGCATTATGTGGCATTCAATGAGAATGAGGAACGCCCGGACAGATTTATGATTACGGACGGATTTCACGACAGACCGGTAAATGAGCGAAACGTAGGCAAGTACAAGGGGTATGTCAAGATCGAGAAGTCTGAGTGTGACTTGAAGAAAATCATCGGACGCATCCGTGGCACAAGACCGTGGCATCCGCTGCTGAAATTGCTTCAAAAAGAAGCAGGGTAATTTTTTTACCCAGGAGACTCGCAAATACGAAATTTAGGGATTGAAGAATACGCATTTAGGAGGATAAGACATGGAAGCTAAAGAAATTGTGAATATTGGATTGGAACATATACACCCGCATCCGGATAACCCGAGAAAAGACCTGGGAGATTTGACCGAGCTGGCAGAATCCATCAAGAAGAATGGAATCCTGCAGAACTTGACAGTCATTCCGAAAGAAGGAGAGCCGGGGGAGTACATTGCAATCATCGGCCACAGAAGAAGTGCGGCGGCAAAACTGGCGGGAATTACAGAAGCACCTTGCAGAATTGTGGAGGGAATGACTCATAAAGAGCAGGTATCGACAATGCTGGAAGAAAATATGCAGCGTGGCGATTTGACAATTTGGGAACAGGCACAGGGATTTCAGATGATGCTTGACCTGGGAGAGACAGAGGACACGATTGCAGAAAAGACCGGTTTCAGCAAGAAAACCATTAGACACCGTTTGAACATTGCGAAGCTGGACTCCAAGACATTGATGGAGAAGGAACGACAGGATGGCTACCAGTTGACACTTACGGATATGTACGAGCTGGAAAAGATTAAGGACATCAAGGCGAGAAATAAGATTTTGAAGGAGTCCACGGACTCCCGAGACCTTGCGAGACGTGCAATCAATGCTCAGAAGGAGCAGAAACGCCAGGAGAATATGAAGCTCTATGTGGCGATGATGAAGAAGCTGGGATTGAAGAAAGCACCAAAGGAGGCAGACAGCGAATTTTACACAGACAAGTGGGAACGTATGGAAAGTTACAGCCTGGATAAAGAACCGCCTAAGACGATGAAGTTCAAGGACAACGGCGAACCGATGTTTTACCTGGAACGATACGGAACTTTATATGTGATTCGCAAAGCAAAGAAGGCTAAGAAAGTGCTTACTCCGGAAGAGGAAGCCAAAAAGCAGAATATGCGAAATAAGAAGCAGATCAAGGCAATTCTGAAAGAAGCGGCCAACACGAGGAAGGCGTTCATTGAAGGTATTTTATCCGGAAGAATAAAAAAAGTCACAGACGAAAAGCAGGTCGAAGCGGACCTTTTCGAGCAGATGATGGACTGGGAGACATTTACAGGTCATAACAAGCTGATCCAGTTCTTTACCGGGTGCGAGGTTTACAATGCACCAAATGAAGAAATAGAAGCAGCACGTAAGAAAATGCAGGGACTCAGTGTATTGCAGAAACTTCTCTGCCTGGTATCGGCAATGGTTGCTGACGCAGATTTGGTTGAGTGGAACTACACATACAACACAGTCAGAGGCGAGAAGGTAAAGGCGTTCTACGGAATACTGGAACAGTACGGCTTCCAGTATTCTAATGACGAAGAGAAGGGCGTGATCGAAGGAACCAGCGATTTATATGTAAAGAAAGAAGGTACAAAGTAGCATGAAGAGAGGACAGATTTACTACGTCAGAAGCAATTACAGAGAAGAAGGAAGCGAGCAGCGGGGGGGGGCGGCCAGCGGTTATAGTATCAAACGATAAGAACAATGCGAACAGCAATACGGTCGAAGTGGTATATATGACGACCAAGCCAAAGACCGACCTTCCGACCCATGTATATATTGAGTCGGCGCTTAGACCATCAACGCTCCTGTGTGAGCAGATTTCCACGGTTTCAGAGGAAAGAATTGGAGAGTGGATTGGAGAGCTGACAGAAAGTGAAGTGGAGGATTTGGATGTCGCCCTGGCGATTTCGTTGGGAATGAAGAGTGAGTCAGGGCAGTTAGATACGGACACATTAGAACATTTGAATAATCTGCAGGTGGAACTCGACAGAACCAAAGCTGAGCTGAGGGAAGCAAAAAGCGGCCCGGACTATAAATTATTATACGATCAGCTGATCGAGAAAATGCTCAGCAGATAGAAAGGAGACACGAGATGTACCTACTGGAAGAAGATTTGAAATTTCCAAAGGACAGTTTCGAAAGTATGAAGTACCAGCCGTATGAGTTGAAGCCGTCATTCTCTATGAAAAGAGTATATCAGTGGTGGAATTATTGGTACGGACAGGTTTACATATCGTTCAGCGGTGGGTTGGATAGTACAGTCTTGGCGTACATTGTGTGCCAGGCGTGCAGAAAGTATAAATTGGCCGGTAAAATCCCCCTGGTGTTTGCGGACACCGGGACGGAATTTCCGGAAATCAGAGAGTTTGTTAAGACATATACGGAATGGCTCAAAGAGCAATTTCCGGAACTTGATATTGAACTGGTGGTGATCCGACCGAAACATAGTTTTAAGTGGGTGTGTGAAAACAAAGGCTTCCCGATTACGAGCAAAGATACAGCAGGAAAGATTAGAAAACTGAGACATGGAAAGCTCAGCGAGAAATACAGAAACTACCTACTCAATGGAGACAAGAGAGGAAAATTCGGAATGTTGGCAAAGAAGTGGCAGTATTTGACGGACACGGAACGGATGCCTGCAGACATTTCGGAGCATTGCTGCGAGGTACTGAAAAAAGAACCATTCAAGAGGTATGTTAAGGAGACAGGCAGACAGCCATTCATCGGAATAACGCAGGACGAGAGCTTCAGAAGAGAGAACCAGTACAACCACACGGGATGTAATGTATACGACGGTCACACAATAAAGAGCCAGCCGATGGGATTTTGGCCGAAGAATGAGGTTATCCAATATGCGGTAGAGCAGCACATCCCAATCTGCAGTGTGTATGGAACACCATACCAGGATAAGAAAGGCAACTGGTATTTCACAGGAGAACAGAGAACCGGCTGCTGTGTGTGTGGCTTCGGGTGCCATTTAGAGCCGGTACCGAATAGATTGCAGCGGTTGAGAACATCTGACAACGATAAGCACAGGAGAATGTGTGAGGGTTGCCTGCAGATAAAAAACCACGGCATGACATACGAGCAGGCTTTGAACTATGCAGGAATACCGACGGAGGAGGTACAGGAAGATGAATAGCAGACCGGAGATCACGGCGATACTGTCGCTCTCAATCCAGCGGCACATCTGCCCGAACAATGATCCGAGAATTTACTGGGCCAGGGAAGTGACCTTCGACTACGCCACCACGAATGCGGTGCGGGTGGATTTTATGAGATTCAAGCCGGTAAACAATACGGTGTCCGGCATAGAGAAAGGAGACTTCTACTGCTACGAGGTTAAGTCCTCGGTAGAGGATTTTCACTCGAAGAACGGTCACAACTTCCTGGGAGACTACAATTATTACGTGATGCCGGAGGAAGTGTACGAGCAGATCAAGAAAGAAATTCCATACCAGGTAGGCGTGTATGTACCGGATGGAATGAACTACCGGGGCGAGTGGTACGACCTCAAAGCAATCAAGAAGGCAAAGAGAAAAGATAGAAGCAGGCCGGTATCGGAAATGCTGTTGATGATGTTCCGGTCTGCAGCACGAGATAGAAAGAAGGTGTTGAGCGATGGATGTTAAAAACAAAAACGAATTAAAGAGAAGGATAGACCTGTTTCTGCATGACTTCACGCCGGAAGAATATAAAATCACCGAAGAGTTTTGTAAGGAAACCATGAGAATGATGGCTGATTTTATCGGCCACGTAGATAACAGACTGGATTCGGCGAATGCCAAAATTATTGCCGGAAGGAAGAGAGAAAACGAACTGGCAGAATACATCCTCAAAGAGTGTCATTTCTGCCCGATCCCGGTTGAAGTTAAATGCCGGTATGGTTTCAGAGAGAACGGATGTAAGAAGTGTTTATTGAAACATACGGATTTACTGGATAAGCCAAGGGAGGATTGACGCATGGTGGTGAATGCAAAATGCAATGCCTGCAAAGAACCCACAAAATATGTGGCGGGGTTCTATGATGGACCAAAGGGCAGGCATGGATGCCTGCTTGATTGCAAAAATGAGCAGTGTGAGGTTTATCAAGTGAAGAGGTTTACAGAGTCGGAGACAATCAAGGAAAGAATTAAGATTCAGAACTTGAACAGTCAGAAGGGAATGTATGCAGGCTATATTGCAGCACTGAGGAAAGATGCCAAAATAACAATGATGAAAATGTCGCAGATTGCCGGATGTAGTCCGGCAGAGTACAGTTCCTACGAGCATGAGCGGAAAGAGTTTGATCCGGAAATATACCGAAAATGCGAAAAATATCTGAAAGAGAAAGAGGGTGGAGGGCGATGCTGACACTGCCAATAAAAAAGAAGTGGTTCGATATGATCGTCTCCGGAGAAAAGAAAGAGGAGTACAGAGAAATCAAGCCGTATTACGACAGCCGGTTTATGAATGCGTTCGGTTTTCTCCTGGTAGGCGGACAGATGGTATATGGAGAGGCAGCACCGGAAGAAATCCGGAAGCCGTGGCCGGTACCTGTAGTATTCAGAAATGGATACTCGAAGGATTCGCCGGAAGTCGTTTGCAAATGCACCCTGCATTTTGGAAAAGGTAAGCCGGAATGGGGTGCGGAACCCGGTGTATTATATTATGTGCTGAAAATAGAAAAAGTGGAGGAGGTAAGAAATCATGTGTTACTGGGATGATGGAGATTATTTTGAGCCAGGCGAATTTGACGAGAAAATTGAAGAGTTAAAGAATGAGCTTAGAGAATCGGTAAAAAAGGAAATCAACGATGAAATCGAGAAACTGCGCAAAGAGAATAAGGAACTGCAGGGTATTAAGAGAAACTTCGAGTCGGTGAAGAAAGACTTTGAGAGAAAGAAAGACGAGTGCGACAGGGCGATACGGAATGCAGAAAGCAAAGCCAAGCAAGCCAGGTTGAAAGAGTTAATGGAACATTTCAAGGTTACTCTTTGGGCGGTAAGCTGGGACTATCGGTATAAAAAGAAATGCGATAAGTGCGATAAAAACAGAAGAATCCAGGTAGTATTGCCGTCCGGGAAAACCGTGGACGATGAGTGCAGCTGCAGAGTGAATAAGAAGGTGTATTACCCAAAAGAGAATGTGCTATACGAATTAAGCGAGAGAAACAGAGAGTTCATGGCGTGGTACATGGCGAAAGGAGACAGAGGAGAAGAGTATTTTGTTGGAGGTCCCCGCGCTGAATATGCGAAGGTAGTAGTGGATCACAATAAGGATTTCAAAGAAATAGAGACAGAAGAACTAAGAAAAGTATTCTTCACAACGAAGGAAGAGTGCCAGGCATTTTGCGATTATATCAATGGCACAGAAGTTTTGGGGTACGATTACAATGTTGAAGGCCAGCTGATTGCACAAAGAGAGGAGACGGAATAGATGAACAAGGTAATTTTGATGGGTCGCCTTACACGTGATCCGGAGGTTAGATATTCCCAGGGAGAGCAGGCTACAGCAGTAGCTCGCTACACCCTGGCAGTAGATAGAAGAGGAAGAAACCAGGAAAACTCAGCAGATTTCATTGCGTGCGTTGCGTTTGGCAAGGCGGCTGAATTTGCTGAGAGATATTTGCATAAGGGAACAAAGATTGTACTGACCGGAAGAATACAGACCGGCAGCTATACCAATAAGGACGGTCAGCGAGTATATACGACCGACATTGTTGCGGAGGACCAGGAGTTTGCTGAGAGCAAAAACGCAGAGAGCAGTAATGCAGGAGGCTATAACACACAGCCTGCACCGGCGCCACAGTCGGGGAATGATGGATTTATGCCTGCAGGAGACGACAGCGAGTTACCGTTTGTATAGGAGGGCGAAGGATGAAGCAGTACACGTTGAACAGAAAGACATACAAGGATGTTAAAAGAATGGATCATCAGCAGATGGATGCGTTCTGCAAGAATATATACAAGGCAGGCCATGCGGACGGCATGAAAGATGCGGAAGGCTTGACTGAGGATGAAGTGAGAGAAGTTATCCTGGGCGTGAAGGGCATCGGGCCAAAGAAGGCAGAGGATATTGTGAACGCTCTGACTGCAGCACAGAAAGAAAGGAGTTAGTTGACAAATGGATAAGAGTAAGGTATATTTAGAAGTGCCGGAGTTCACTGGTGAAAATGTACCTGTGGCAGTAGCGGCAAGAGTAATGAAAAAGGATCAGCAGTTTATACGCCAGGGAATTATCCTTGGGTTTCTGAAATTCGGAGTTGCTTTCAAGAAGGAAGGGAGCAGCCAGTACGATTACTACATTTCCCCGATGAAGTTTTGGGAAGAAACGGGTTTTGTGTATGCCGGAGAGGAATGCTAAATAAGCCGTGAGAAGTGCTGAATAGGTATAAAAATTGATGAATAGGAAACATATAGGCAACAAAAACGCCAGAGGAAGCGATAAATACGTGCATTACCGTTTCCATCGAGGAAGCAGCAAAGGCTGGTAAGTTCTAAAGAATCCCGTAAATACGCGGTTTGTACAAGCAGTTGAATTTAATAAAATGTGGCAAAATGTAGTTTATTAGTACATTATTAGTACATTATTAGTACACCACATTAGTACACCGAGAGGGCTAAGAATATAATATTTCTTGGCTCTCTTTTTATGGTATTTTTTCTATATCTTGCCTTAGCCATTCAATGTTCCTTTCTGTATAATAATATTCTGTGGTATCATCTTTTACAGAATGCCCAACTAATTTTTTAATAGCAAAATCATTTATCCCAGCTTGTTTTCCCATGTTTATAAATTGCTTTCTTGGATCATGTGGTCTATGAGCAGAATCAAGATCTAACGACTTTACAATTTTTTCAAAGCGATAATTATATCTGTCGTATGTAAGTTTTATATTATCTCTATGTGTTGTCGCATCTGTACAATTAAATAAGTACTTACTATCTAATCGCTTAGCTTCGTCATACCTAAATTTCACAAGGTCTTTTATTTTAGAATGAATTGGTATTACTCTATGCGTTCCAGCTTCTGTTTTCATTCCACCCTCAAATGTCCAATTGATTAAATCAACCTTATCAAGTTCTATTAATCCGAGTTCCTGAGGTCGCCAGCCTGAGTACATCTGTATAATAATGACATCTACATAAGGAAGTTTATACAAATTATTCCATAGTTTCTGTATTTCGTCATCAGTAAATGTAATATGTGGAACCCTTGTGTTTTCAAGATCTTTGATAATATCACCTGAAAGATCAAAGGTTCTAGCATAATTCTTTTCTACGAGGTCATGTTCATTTGCATAATCAAGCATTAAATTGAATAAGGATTTTATTCGGCTTTTTGTATTTGGACTTGTGTTTTGTCTTTTTCCTTTCTTTACAATTGTTCCGTCGTTCATACATCCTTTAATATGATATGCTTTTAAGTCTTTTACTCTCATATTATATACAGAAGAGCAGTACGCCCAGGCAGATGTAATAGTTCTTTTAGATGAAGCACTGTTTAAATTATTAAAATATTGTTCACTCCAACGTTCATACAGTTCCTTTACTGTAATATCATCATCTAAATCATAAGGATTTTTATTGTACTCCACCAAAGCAGCATATGCTTCGTTATAAGTTTTAAAGAATGCTTCTGGCTTTAACAATTTTCCGATTGGTTTTCCATCTGCGGTTTTACCAACAGAAACCATTACTCTATATTGTTTTCGTAGATTCTTATTATTAATTTTTGTGATTCTTCCAAATCCATTAGGTAATCTCTTGTGCGTTTCGCGTTTTTTACTTGGACTTTTATTTTTTGCGGCCGTATCTATTGGATATCCGCAATGTGGACAGTATATTGCTTTGTCACTTACCTGTAATTGACATTCTGGACAATTTAATAACATTTATTTATTCCTCCTAGTTTTATTCCCTAATAGGGTAAGTGGTATTACTGTCTCTTATACACATCTCCGAGCCCACGAG